CGAGATAAGCGCCTTAACGGCTGTGATAGCAGTCTGTTCATTCATCGGCCAAAGGACAGGGGAAATCTCAAATAGTTTCAATTCGATTAATTCAAGAATCTCCTCTTCGTCTTCAACAGTCGTTTCTGCTTTGATAATATCATAACCAAAACTCATTTGGTTTACAACTCCATCACGCATCAATTCCAGGGAGTCATTACCAAGCGTAGTTTGTGAAACAGACGACCGGAAAAATAAGCCGTGGTCATCTTCCTTAAATTCCAGCGGCATGCCGAGAGGATCACAATGTAGCCATAAAGTCTTGATCATTTTTTTAGGGAAACGTTCCGAAAGAGTCTTCTTAAACGCGCCTTGCTTTATCCGGTCGCCACCTTCATCAATATTGCCGAAGACCGCTGCATATCCCTCGAACGTTCTACGATCTTGGTCAATTTTAAATTCAACCGGTCCGGATTTGACTTGCATCGCATCCTCCCAAATTTCTGCACGATAATTACACAACAAAAAAGGGTTGTCAAGTATAAAAAAATCCTGTATTGTCCGTTTTGGTAAACGCCTTCCGAGTGAGGTCCAAATGCCAGAACCCCTTTCTCTCTGGGAACGAATCAAAAGACGCACGCAAATTGGAACGTTCAACCTCAGCACCGACTATGCCAGCCGTGGCGAACCTGAATTTATCAAAGGCAAAACTGAAAAACTGCCGGACATTCCCCTCATCCCTACCAGCATGAACAATCAACCCGTCTTTGTTGATTGGTCCACAGAAAACGCCGTGAAAAACGGGTACAAGGTAAGCGACGCCGTTTACGCCTGTGTTACCAAGCTAATGAAGGCCGCGGCCTCCGTTCCCTGGGTCGTTCGAGAAAGAAAAGGCGATACATTTGAAACGAACTATGATCATCCGATTTCACAACTCTTTCGGTGGCCTAATCCCTTTGCAACGTTCCAAGACCAGACGGAAATGATCACGTCACACTTGAACCTTGGCGGCAATGCTTTCTATTTCAAAGTTCGTGTTGCAGGTAAACCCGCCGAACTTTGGATCATTCGCCCTGATTTCATCCGCCCTGTTTACACTGTTACAAACTATCTTAGCTACTATCAGTATTCAATCGGAAGTGCAAAATATAAGATTGACCCTGAAGACATTATCCACTTCATGTTCATCAATCCGGCGAACCCTTTTTGGGGTGTTGCTCCTATGGAGTGCGGATCAAAGTCAATCGACATTGATGTTGAATCCATGAATTTCAATAAGGTCGGACTGCAAAACAGAGGCGTTCCAGACGGTGTGATTTCTTTTAATCAATCAATGAGCCAAGATCAAATAACAGACGCCCGTGAAAGTATCCGCGAAAGTTATCTCGGACCGGACAACGCAAGAACGCCACTTGTCCTTAGTGCCGAAGCTAAATGGCAACGGACAAGTCAAACGCCAGCCGAGTTAGATTTTCTTAAAGGACAAGTGTGGACGGTTGAAAGGATCTGTTCAACGTTCGGCGTTCCGCCACCTTTGATCGGTCATTATGAAAAAGCGACACTTGCCAACATTCAAACAGCGCGTTTAATCTTTTGGCTAGATACGGTCATTCCTTATTTAGATGACTTGAAGGGATGCTATAACCACGGGCTGGCAAGAGAATGGTCCGAAGATGGTTCCATCATTATTGATTATGACCTTTCGCGTGTTCAAGCAATTCAATCGCTGTTTGCCGACAAAGTTAACGCTGGAAAAACTCTTTTTCAGATGGGCGTTCCGTTCAACACGATCAATCAACGTTTAGAGCTAGGCTTTGAACCACTGGACAACGGCGATATTGGATACGTCCCAACAACGATGATTCCCGCCGATCCATTCGCGGACAGCGACCTTCAACCGGCAAAGTCAAACAAAGAAAAAAGCGACACACCAGACAAGGCGCCGCCGTGGCCCAAGACCTAATCATACCGCCTGGATATAAACGCGCTCCGATCAACGGTACTTCCACAAGCCGCACCCTTCACAAGCTAACCTCCGTCCGTGAGATGCCTATCGCTCGAAAGGCATTCCAGACTTGGGAAGGATTATCAAAACAAATCACGCCGGATGTTGTTGATTATGCAATGGCATTTAGACAAGTGCCGCCGGTTTTGATTGATGACTTTTCCACAGACTACACGCTCTTTGTAAATCAATTCTTGGCAGGTGAATGGACTGATGCCGTTGCCCTTGGCGCAACCGGAATGATCAGAGACATTGAAAAGTTTACGGACAAAAAGTGGGGCACGCCGCCAAAGAATCACCCACAAATCGACATTAAAAACCTCGTTGATGAATACTACGCCGGTCGGTGGGCGCCGGAATTCGCTCTTGACTTCCCGGACCTCGAACGCCGAATGTCGGCCTGGATCAATGCCGAAGCCGCCGAAGATATTGTGTCAATGACACAAGCGCAAATCAGCACAACACGCAAAGTCATTCATCGGGGAGTCGTCGAGCAGGGAATCAACGGCAAAGACCTGGCATGGCAGTTAAAGGAAACGTGCGGCCTTACACCATTCCAAGAGGAACGACTTGCGAAGTATCGCGCCGCCTTAGCAAAGGAAGGCGTTACAGCGGACGGCGTTCGACAAGGAACGGCCAAGTATGCGACGACCATGCGAAAACAACGGGCGCTTTCCATCGGACGAACGGAGCTTGCCAAGTCATACAACTATGCAAACCACGAAACGATAATCGAAGCCGTTGATAAGTCCATCCTTGTAGAAAAGGTTGAAAAGAAATGGTATGCGTCCAGCGATGAAAGAGTTTGTGACCTTTGCGGCGATCTTCACGGCCACGTTGTCGGCCTTCGGGAAGTGTGGATACGAAAAGACGAAAAAACCGGCAAGGAAATAACGAGCGGCGAAACGCCGCCGATTCACACAATGTGCCGCTGCATCATAATCTACGAAACAATAATCCGAGCCTAAAAAAACGGCCCCCGGACATTTCTTCCAGGGGCCTAGCCAAGAGGATGAAGGGGAACCCAGTACTTTTCTATTATCAGCCTTCAGGCGGCGTTTGTCAACCCCATTTTCTTGCGTTCAAAACTAAACGAATCCACGCACGGCGGGCTTCTTCTTCCTCCTTGCCGCCGGCGGTCATTGTACTCGGGTGCGACGGGCAAAAATAAGTGATCAGGCGTTTGCCCTTCGCATCAATGTGGTCCTTCTTGATCGGTCGGCTACCGCACTTCGGACACGCACGAAGCGTTTTTTCTTGTCGTTCAAATGTAAAAGGCATCATGCCCTCCCAACGAAAATTTGCATGGTGTCCGAACGTTCCTTTAATTTCAAAAGACCCTGAGCACCCATATCAACTTGATCGTCGAACTTCCCGTTTGGAAAGTTGGACCACTCCTCAATAAATCCATCCACCCATTCGGCGGACTCCGGAAAATCAACCGGGTTCGGAAGTAAAACGTTTCCCGCCTCAATCATTGACGAAACAGCGTTCACTTGTGCCTCTTTTCCTTGTGGCTGCCAAGGAATTAAATCAGGTACAACATTTTTCAACGAAGATAGAATCGCCGGCCCGTTTGCCTTGTCTTCTACCAGCGTTCCGGCGGTCCAAGGATACGCGCTTTTCAGCGCCACGACCGCACGTTGTGACTCTGGAAAATCCATTCGGTTATGAACGATCTTCGGCATAATTAAAAACTTTCCATTCAGGCGACCGATAGCACCGCCACAAACAAAACTACCGTCTGTCGTTAACTTGAAAGTCATATCCCAAGAACAAAGGCTGTCCTTAAAGTCCTGCGGCCTTGGTAACTCACTATAGAACTTCCACCAATGACGCTTGACTATGCCGCCTTCAACCGGCGATGGGCGCTGTTGATACATGCCCGCCCATTTGTTTTCACCGGCGTCAACTTTGATTTCTTCCAACGCAGGTAAGTCGAAACGCTCACGGCAAAGAGGATCACCGATTTCCCTTCCAAGCGGATCGTTTTCTTCAGCCGTCGCCGGCAAGCGGATATACGTCCAACGACCGCCGATCTTTTCCAAGAGATAACCGGCCAAGTCATCAACAGCCCATCGTGTCATAATGACAATAACCGACGCGCCCGGCTCGGCCCGTGTCATCAAAACAGAGTCAAACCAGTTCTCACGCATCAAACGCTTTGTCGGTGAATGTGCATCCTCCCAATCTTTGATCGGATCATCTATGATGATTACAATTCCACCACGGCCTGTAATCGCACCGCCAGTGCCGACGGCGTACATGGCGCCGCCGTGCAACGTTTCCCACAACCCACGACCGGCAACGTCTGGATTTACTTTCGGGATTATCTCCGGATTTACTGCGATTTCATCCCGCACCTTCCTTGACCAATCCTGTGCTACGCTTGCTTCGTATGACGTATAAATAATCCTACTTTTAGGATCACGATCAAACAACCACATTGGTAAGTATTGAGCACACAAAAGGCTCTTGCCATTTCGAGGCGGCATGGAAAGAATGATCCGCGCCCCGCCTTTTGCAATCGCATCCTGAATAGTACGAGCAACAAAATCAACGTGCTTATACGGTTTCCATTCCTCCAGGCGTGGACTGTTCTGCGAAATATGAACAGCGAACGAAGAAAGGTTTTGCCGCCATTCGGCGTTCGCCGTTTTGTGACGTGCGGCAATAACGGCAAGTGCTGTTCGGGGGTCAATGATTGGCATTTAATTTAGAATTCTTTTTCTTTCGTCTCTCTTCTAAACTTTTTAGCTCTTGAACAGCAAATCTCTTAAAACACTGTTGACATTCTCCGTAGCTTTCAAATGAACCCAAAAGAAACAACCTTCTACCCAAAATGATATTACCTTCATCCCCAGTTCTATCCTTAATTGGATAATGTTTTTTAATTACTTTAACCCACAAAATCTCTCCCTTACACATATCACATTGCATCTTTGCTCCCTACGGCCAATAACTTTGGCGGATGTTTGCCTGTCATTTGTCTATACTCTTCCGTAAGTACATGAATGGGAACGCCGGTTTCTTCGGCCACTCTTTTTAGTTGGGCGTTCAAATCGAAAGAAACGTTTGAAGTTGACATATCTGTGGCGAGTCGTGCGAGATTATCGGCAACCTTGACCATAAGAGCAGCGTCCGCAACCTTGAACTTCGCCGGCATGATTATCTTGACAATCTTGACAACGTTTCCCTTGTCGTCGGTCTCCTCACTTTCGATTGTTTGTTGAAGGATAGGAACCTTCAATATCATTTTAGCTTTTTCGATTAGTAGTTTAGCCATTTCCCAAGCAGTATCATTCGCAGCAGCACGGCGTTTAGCTAATTTTGATTGCTCTTTGGCGGCAGACTGTTCGTATCGGTCGTTATCAATAGAGCCGCACCATTGATCGTAGGCCAAGGCACGGGCAACCCAATTATTCCGTGTCGCCCATGTTGAAAAAGTACCGTTTGATTGTTGAGCTTCTATTCTTCCGGTATGCAACCGATATGCCTTCAACACACTTCGGTCCGCTCCAAGCTCCAAGTACAACTGAAAACCAGTGAAAGCCTTTTCAGTTTCGCCCTCTTGTCGTAGCCAAACTTTGTTCGTGACTTCGCCCATCTTCGTTTGCCTTTATCAACTACCGCCAACACTTTCAGTTGATTTCCCATCCGGGTTTCGAGAAACGCTCTCAACCCATATTTCATTGTCATACTTTGCGGGAAAATAAACCCGGCCCTT